GGCTAACCATGTATGCTGTAGAAGATGAGCCTAATCATATTGATTGGCTTACAAATGTAGAGGTAGTAGATGCCGATAAGAAGGAATTGAAGAAGATTGAACAGAAACCTGTTAATGATACAGTTGAGACAATCGTAGAAGCGGTAAGCAATACAAGTATTCTTGATATGATAGAAGACAAAGATGCGTTTACAAACCCAGGTGTATTTGAAAATAGCCTTGGTCGTTTGCTAAAACTATTTGAGAAACTTCCCAAACAAGACTTACTTGATGGTTTGAAGTTCTATGCAAATGTAGTAAAGCATGATGGTGAGTATGTTAAGCCTACTTGGAGTGATGAGGATGAAGAAATTTTGAAAAATCTCATAGATTATTTCTCTCTTGATGATGGCCTTAGACTTCCAACCGAGGAAACAATAGATTGGCTTAAATCACTTAAAGAAAGACTATCATGAAGGTACTACTGACAATGGATGACTTCCGACCGGACCGCAAGAACTGCGGGAACTGCACATGCAAGGGCGGTGCATGTCCGAGGAACGATAAGCGGAATCCGAACGGCTACGTGATGAACAGCGTTACAGGTGAGATCGGCTGCGTGATCTACTGCTGCCCGAATTATACGGGAAGATTTGAGAACAAGAACGTGCAACTTAAATTAGAATTGACGATATGAGTAGATGGAAGAGATTCGCGGATGAGCTGCCGGAAGTCGGCAGATACATCCTGAGGGCATACAATGATGAGCGCGGCAGGGTGACCTGCTATACAGACAGGGTGACCGGCACTGAGAGATACGAGGCGATCATCGAGCAAGAGGAAGCAAGGCCGGTGAAATATTACTGGCAGTATATTGAGGAACTGGAGGAGCTATGATAACGATAAACGGGAAAAACTTTTATGAAGAGCCGAGCTCGTGCGGCGTTTGTCCGTTCATGTTCACAGGAAATACGGACGCACCGACACCATCCAAGCCTGTAAGCATGGGGCATTGCACACAGTTCAATGAGATGCACCACACATGGAAGAACGTGCCTCGCAGATGTGCCAAGTTGTTCCGTGCGGCTTTCGAGGCATACAACGACAGCGGTGTCGAGCTCGTGATAACGAAAGGAGCGCGTAATGACTGACAAAGAGAAGAAATCAGCGAAGAACCGGCGTTACTATGAGCGTCACTGCAAGAAGCCCGACGGCATCTTTCTGGACCAGCGAACGGGCAGGGTGTGGGAGCATAACGGCTACTCAAAGCGGATAAACTGGAGCAGGCAGATGCTGGATGACCTCCGGAGCATGTACCCAACGACCTTCAACTATGAGCTGGCGCACATCCTTGGCGTGTCATCGCGCACGATGATACGCAAGGCAAGGGAGCTGGGGCTTGAGAAGGATAGAGTATGGCTGACTGGTGTGTACAGGGAGAATGTGAGGGTGGCTTGCTGCATGAACAAGGTTCATGGCAACAAAGGGCAGTTCAAGAAGGGCGTGCGCTCATCACCTGACACTGAGTTCAAGTCAGGAACACACAAGCCGCTGACTGATGAGCAGGAGGCCAAGAGGCGCGAGTCGCTGAAAAGGTCGTGGTGCCTTAGACGTGCGAAGGAAAGGAGGAAGAAGAATGAAGCAGTTGCAGCTATTTGATACGGACATAATGGAGGCTCCGCTACCAGTCAAGAGACCGAACGGAGGAAGTAGCAACCCGATAGTGTTCCATGATTACGAGTCATACATCGCTAAGTTCAGGGATAACCCAAAAACGACGGACGATACATACACACCAGCCGACATCTATGATGCTGTCCTGAAGTATGTCGGTGAGGTGTACGACATGACTGACAAAGTCATATTGAGACCGTTCTACCCTGGTGGCGATTATGAGAACGCAGAATATCCGGAGAACGGCGTGGTGATCGACAATCCTCCGTTCAGCATATTCACGAACATCGTCAAGTTCTACTCACAGCGGCGCGTTCCGTTCTTCCTGTTCGGTCCAGGCTTGACTATCATGTCATGCTGTAAGTATTGCACAGCAGTAATCGTCGCCAATCAAATCACCTTTGAGAACGGAGCTGTTGTAAATTGCAACTTCGCCACCAATCTGATGGGTGACGCTATCGCAGTCGCATCCGCGAGGCTGTCATCATATCTCGAGGCATGCCCCTCTCAGAACCAAAAGGTGAACCTTCCTTCATACGCCTATCCTGAGGAAATCGTGAGCACAAGCGACCTTCAGACGATTGCCAGGGGTGATGAGGAATTCTACATCTATCGGAGCTCATCCAGGATTGTCAAAGATTTGGACCTTCATCCGAAGAAGGGAGGGTTGTTCGGCGATCATTTATTAACGGCGAAAGCAACGGCGAAAGCAACGGCGAAAGCAAAGGCGAAAGCAAAGGCGAAAGCAAAGGCGACTATACACATAAGGCTGTCAAAGCGAGAGCGCGCGATTGTCGAAGAGCTCGACGAGGCTGACCTTTGGAGACATAGACTGGGATGAACGGGAGAACAAAAGGTTGTAGAAGTTTCGTTAATTACTGAAAGGCAGGGCGGTTCGACTCCGCCCCATCCCACAAACCCGAGCGAGGGTGTGATAAAGATTCTTTTGTACGAAAATTATTGTTTACTTTGACTCCATGCCACCCGTGAGGGCCGCATGGTGACGGGCTGACTGGTCTCCTGGGTTCGACTCCCAGCAGCCCACAAACCTCGAGCGAGAGGGCAAATTAGACAGAGATGTCGCAGAACTATCGTGTTTAGCATTTGCCTTCCGGTCCGCGAGGATAGGGAGGCGCAAGCCTGGGATGGTCGCAAGGGTGTCCGACTCACCCTCCAGGCACTTTGCCAAATGGCAAGATTTTAACTAACTTTGAAATAAAAAATGGGTGAGGAAGATTATTATAAGCAACTGAGGAAGGCGATGGCTGAGGTTATCGTCGCACGTCACCGCTATGTCTCTTGGCTCGTGTCCTGTGGCATGAGCTTCAAGGAGGCATATCGCTATGTACGGAACCAGGAATCTCCTGACGCGTTGAGAATCGAACTAAAACTGAGGGAAAAATGAAAAAGGCTATTATCGCATTGAATTGGATTTTGTTCATCGTGGGCATCATCAGCTTGCTCATGTTCATCTGTGCCGTCATCTACTGGATGATGAACCTCGCTGGTGCGGCGGACGCAGCCGGATGGCTGCTCGGATATGTAGGCACCACCTTCCTTGTGGCTTGCGGCGGCATCGGATGGGTGGCATTGTACGCGTACCAACAAGGAGGCAAGGATGAGGTACATGGGAATTGACCCTGGGCAGGCTGGAGGCATCACGGTGCTCTCGGACACCTTCGAGGTGCTCGAGAGCGTGCCAATGCCAGCGACGCTGCAGGACCTTTTGGAGCTCATCAGCAAGTACAGGGGTGACTGTGTGGCGTGGCTTGAGAAGGTTGGTGCAATGCCGGGGCAGGGCGTGTCCTCAACGTTCAAGTTCGGTGAGGGGTACGGGCAGCTGCAGATGGCACTCACAGCTGCCGGCATACCGTTCTTCGACGTGACGCCGCAGAGGTGGCAGAAGGCGCTCGGACTACTCTCGAAGAAAGGCGAGAGCAAGACGGAGCATAAGAACAGGATGAAGGGTGCGGCTCAGCAATACTTTCCAGGCGTGAAGGTGACGCTGAAGAACGCCGACAGCATTCTGATAGCGTTTTACGGATTTCAGACTAAACTACTATGATGGAAGAAAATAGCGCTTTTGGCGCAGTAAAAAAGGAGCAGGAACGCACTCGCATAAACAAGGAGAGAATGCTCGAGGCTTTGGAGAGGAACAGGGCCTTAGTGAACGTATCATGCAGAGAAGTGGGCATAGCTCCGTCCACACATCGGAAATGGATGCAGGAAGATCCTGAGTATAGGGAATCTTTCGGGTATATCCTCGGATTAAAAGGGGATAGCGTTGAGAACAAACTGGACGAGAAAATCGAGGAGGGAGACCTGACGGCGATCATCTTCTACTGCAAGACCAAGCTAAAGAACAGGGGCTTCAACGAACGCACAGAGATAACTGGGGCCAACGGAGAGCCGCTGATACCGAGAAGCATAGAGGAAGCGAAGAAGATCATCGACGGAGAATGACCGGTGACGACTACATACGGGCCTACTGTCTTTCGAGCCTGGAGAGGTTCGCTCGGCATTTCTTCAAGGCGATGTACAAGAAGAAGTTCATCGTCTCATGGCATCATGCCCAAATCATATCCGCCCTTCAGGAGGTGGCAGAGGGGAAGTGCCGGAAGCTCATCATAAACATGCCGCCTCGCTACGGAAAAAGTGAAATAGCCGTCAAGATGTTCATCAGTTATGGCCTGGCCGTCAACCCATCCTCCAAGTTCGTGCATCTGAGCTACTCCGATGACCTCGCAAGGGATAACAGCGAGACGGTCCGCTCACTGATCCTGCATGATGAGTTCCGCAGGATTTTCCCGTATATCGAGTTAAGCCAGTCATCACGCTCCAAGAAGAAGTGGACCACCACCGACGGAGGGGGAGTCTATGCAACCTCGACAGGCGGACAGATCACAGGCTTCGGTGCTGGAGCCACTGATGAGCTGGATGAGGAAATTGGCAATATAACCACTCAGCGCTTCGCTGGTGCGATCATCATAGACGACCCCATCAAACCCGAGGACGCGCTCTCTGACGCCCGCAGGGAGAAGATAAACGAGAGATTTGAGACCACCATCCGCAACCGCGTGAACTCACGCAACACGCCCATCGTCATCATCATGCAACGCACACACAAGCACGACCTGACAGGCTATCTGCTTGAGAAGGAGCCAGGGGAGTGGCGGGTGCTGTCACTTCCGGCTATCATCAACGATGAGGCAGGGGAGCACGCACTGTGGGAGTTCAAGCACACACTGCCGGAGCTGTACAAGCTCAGGGATATAAACCGATTTGTCTTTGAGACGCAGTACATGCAGAACCCCATGCCGATGGAGGGCTTGCTGTATGTGGATGACCGTTGGAAGGAGTACGACACCCTGCCAGTCACGAACACGGCCATCCGGCGCAACTGTACTGATACGGCGGACAAAGGAAGCGACTGGCTCTGCTCCATCTGCTATGTCGAGACAGAGCTGGGCAACTTCATCACAGACGTCACGTTCACCCAGTCACCGATGGAGGAGACAGAGAGCGAGGTGGCGCGGATGTTTCATGAAAACCAAACCGCACAGGCGGACATCGAGGGCAACAACGGAGGTCGCGGGTTCGCCAGGAACGTGGAGTCAAAGCTCCGCATCTTAGGCAACACCACATGCAGGGTGAGCGACTTCGCACAGACAGCCAACAAGGAGACGCGCATACTCACAGGTTCGGCGGCAGTTCAGAACATGACCTACTTCCCAAGAGGGTGGAGGCAGCGATGGCCACAGTTCTACGGGCAGCTCAGCGGTTACATGAGAAGCGGACGCAACGCACATGATGACGCGGCCGACTGCCTTACGATGACCGTTGAGCGGAGAGGGGAGAGCCGTTACCAGTCTTACGAGGGTGATGTACAGGGAGAAACTATCACCCAGGTACATCTCAACCTGAACGGCATGGCATGGTATTGCGTGGCTATCCTCAAGGATGGGGTTACCTACATCACCGATGGTGGCGTGTATGACGGGCAGACACTCCAGGGAGAAATCCATGTCGAGGCAGACGCCTCAACGATGGCGAAGGCTTACGCACTCAGGGAGACATCGGATGCTTATCTGAGGAAGGACACACCCAACAAGCAAGGGTTCATGGATCAGTGGTCGGCGGCTGTTACGGAGTTCCGCTTCATGGCAGGGCTCGGTGAGCTGTACGCCAACCTAATCACCTATGACAGGGTGAGCACATACGAGGCCATGTACCTACTTTGCAGGGTGGCTGAGCGTGTTGCGAGAATGAAGATAAATTCTTAACTTTGTAATGCAGACAGCTGCAGCCGTGTGAAGATGCACGGCACCCAAGGATTGCTCATACGGTTTTATTTGTTGTTAGTTTGGGAAGTGGCAGCGTGACTGCCACTTTTTTATGTTTATGGACATACTACAGAATTTCAAAAACGGACTCGGGCTCAACCGCAAATCACTAAACCCCATCAACGTTGTGCACTCATACACACGCGAGGTTGACGGGCACTGGTATCTCTCCAAGAGGGTGGGCAACCGTGAGCGCGTGACGTTCGACATGCGCCTTGACTCCGAGAAGGCAAGGGCACTCATGCTCTGCGCTCCGTTCTACATGGTTTGTGACCGGCTCGGGGCTATGGCGTCCAGGGGCAACGTCCTTGTTACCGACGCCGACGGCAACGAGAGAGCCTCATCAGCGGACCTTCGCAAGCTGCTCTCAACTCCGAACCCACTGCAGACCTGGACAGGCTTCATCAAGCAGGTGGAGCTCCAGCTCTCGGCATTCGGCTACTGCCCTATCGCACTTGTACGGGCGACCGCCACAAGCACGCCGAAGGCTATGTGGGTGGTGCCGGCAGAGCGGTTCAAGATGTACGGCACTGGAAAGCTGTACGCGCAGTATGAGGCGAAGGACGTCATCGAGAAAGCCACCATCCGAACTGGAATGCGCGAGGATGAGGTTTACACCCTGCAGCCTTACGAGTACTGTCTTGTTTACAACTCGCAGTTCATCATCGGCGATGACAAAAAGCACCTCATCGACTTCATCACACCTTCCGACTCACTGAGCTCGGCTGTGAGCAACTGGACGGCCGCTATGGCAGCCACGCACACGCTGCTGGTAAACGGAGGTCCGAAGGGAATCCTGTACAGCGACTATACGGATGAGATGGGCAACAGCCAGCTCACACGCACAGAGGAACGCGAGGTGATGGACAGGTTCCAGCAGAACTACGGACTGGTAGGGCAAGACTACCCGATACTGGTAACCAGGTACAGACTCGGCTGGTTGCCACTTGACTACAACTCCGACCAGTTGAAACTTCCTGAGACTGACGAACGGGCGACGAAGGCTATCTGCAACGCGCTGGGCGTGAACTACAACTTGTTTGACGACGCGAAGTACGACAATCAGGAATCGGCCAAGAAAGGCACATACCAGGACATCGTCATACCTGACAGCAAGAAGATTTGCGAGGCACTGACACGCAGCATCTGCCGACAGGGTGAGTTCATCACGATGGACTTCGGGGATGTCGAGTGTCTGCAGAAGGACAGAAGGGCGATGGCTGACACAATCAGCCAGGCGGCCAACGCATACGGCAAACTTGTGAGCGACGGATTGATTTCAATCGAGGAGGCACGGCAGGGGCTTGTCGAGTACATCGACATTGATCCCTCCTCTCCTCTAAACATAACGCAAAATGATTAGAGATATTAAGAAGCTGGGCATCCAGCACATGCAGATAAGCGCGAAGGATTACACCTACAACGGTGAGTCACGCACGATCAGCGGATATGGCGCTATCTTCAACAACGTGGACCGCGACGGAGACGTATTGCTTCCAGGCTGCTTCGCTAAATCCATCCAGGAGCGCGGACCTCAGAGTGACGCCAACGGCAAGATTTTGTTCTTGTGGCAGCACGACACTGATGAGCCTTTGGGCCGCATCACAGTACTCCGCGAGGATGAGAAGGGATTGTATTTCGAGGCTGTCATTGATGAGATAGAGCTCGGCGACCGCTGCATAAAGCAGCTGGAGAGCGGCACACTCAACCAGTTCAGTATCGGCTTCTCATATGTTTGGGACGCCGTGAGGTACGACGACATCCGCGACGCATACATCGTGGGCGAGGTGAAGCTCTACGAGATCAGCGTGGTTTCAATAGCCGCAAACCCTGAGACTGAATACTTAGGACTCAAGGGTGAGGGGCATGATCCTGTTGACGAGCTGAACGCGGAGCTGGCGGCCTTCATGAAGGGCATGCCTATCGAGAGACAACAAAAACTACAAAGCATAATGGCAAAGGCAATCTCACTTGCATCGAGCAAGCCGGCGAAGGAGCCACTTGTAAAGGAGCAGGCCGAGGGACCGAAATCCATCTTTGACTGTTTTAAAATTTGAGTTTACTATGGCAAAGAAATTAGTTGACTTTTTGAAAGACGCATCCGAAGAGGATGTAAAGAAGTTCGAGGCGATGGATGAGGTTATCGCCGACAACGTGAAGGAGGCTATGTACGACGACACCTCCGTAAAAGAGAGTATCAAGGGACTTGAGGACACAATCACTGACCTTAAGGCCAAGTTAGAAGAAACAAAAAACGATAAAGAGATGAGAAAATCTATCGAAGCTCAGTTGAGAGAGCAACTGAAGAGCTACATCAGCATCGTTGACGGAGTCGAGAAAATCGACCTCAAGCGTGCTATCAATGACAATGGCAAAGACCTCCGTTTGAAACTTGACATGAAGGCCGCAGGAACCATCACAACAGGCTCAATCCTGTACCTGAACGCAGCAAGCGACGACAACGCTGTATTGCCTTTGCAAGAAAACGTTTTGCGTTTAGTATCTGACGTGACTCCATCCAGCGCACGCGCTATCACAATCGCCGAGATCGCAGCCGGTGAGGGTGACGCGGCAGTGGTCGCAGAGGGTGCAGCAAAGCCTCAGATGGACACTGACTATACTGAGAGAACCATCCAGGCAGTCAAGATCGCAGTATGGGAGAAGTTCTCTGAAGAGACATTGTACGACTTCCCTGCATTCGTTTCAGAGTGCATGCGTATCATGCTGAGCCGTGTTCGCTTGAAAGAAGAGAGCACCATCCTTGGCGGCGTTAGCCTTCCAGCTTACACATTGTCAGGCTTCAAGGTAGCAACTCCTAACTACTTCGACGCAATCGTGGCAGCTTACACTCAGGTTGCTTCAGCTTCAGGCATGAGCTTCCGCCCGAACGCATTGATCCTGAACCCAGTCGACTTCTCAACAATCCTGAGCGCTAAGGCAACAGACGGCTCTTACTTGTTCGAGGAAATCGAAAGAAGATTGCCGAACCTTCAGATCATCCAAAGCACCAACGTTACTGCTGGTAACTTCGTGATCGGTGACTTCAACTACATGCACATCCGTGACTGGCAACCGGCTGAGATCAGCGTTGGTTGGGTTAACGATGACTTCACCAAGAACCTGGTGACTGTTGTAGCAGAAGAGCGTGTAATCTACTACGTTAAGGCACAGGATGCTGCTGCATTCGTCGCTGACAGCTTCAGCAACGTTATCACAGCTATCACTCCTGCATAAACGATAAAAACAGAAGGGAATGTTAACGAAAGTGACTGACTTCACGGGAATCATCGACTTGGGGCTCAATTTAAACACTGGAGTCCCAAG